GGTCGTCTCCAGGGATGGGCGAGGGGTTCGCCTACCCTACAGGAGCCCATCGGCCATGCAAGTTACAGCGTGCATCAAGAAACTACCGGGCGACGGCCTGCACATACGCCTGACAGGCACGCAAGGCAATCAGGGCGTTATCACCGTCGTCGGTGATGCCGATAATTCTTTGAGCATGCGCTGGGTCAAGTCGGGCTCGCGGGGCTGCATGAACCACGCCGCCGGAGGTGGCGGTGGCCGGCATTGTGCAACCGTTGGCGGGGTCGCTGGCGTCGAGAAGGACTGACAACCGCACATCAGCAGTGGCCAGGCGGTCACGCAGAGCAGTCTGGTTGCGTTGGGCATCGCTTAACTCCCGGGTGTGTTGTTGGTCGTTGGCGCTGAGTTGTTGCTCCAGGGCCAGACGTTGCTCCTGCACCACTATTAACTGATGCGCAGCGGCCTGGCTTTGCTGGTTGAGCGCATCGGCATGCAGTTCCTCCTGATCCTCAAGCTGCTCACCGTAGCGCCAAGCCTGCACTTGCCAGACGACCACCATCAGCAGGCAGACGCCGATCAGGCGCACGATAGTCAAGTAATGCATAACACCGCCTTCGCCCGCGCCCACAATTGCAGGCGGTCCTCCATGCCGTTGAGCCCGCCATTGATGCGCCGGGTGATGGTGTCGAAGAGGTCCTTGTCGGCCAGTTCGTTCAAACCGTTGCTTTGCCAGAACCAGGCAGCGGATTCACACGCCCATTGGGGCTGCTCCAGCAGTTCAGGTTGTTGCAGCAGTCGATCATCGCCAAACAGTGCCTGGCTGCACGCCAGGTAATTGCGCCGGCCGGTAATCTGGATCAGGCCCCGCCCACGATACTTCTGGCCATCGCCATCCGCTTCGGGCGTGTTACCCAAACGGGCGGCCAGGGAGCCGGTGTCGTATTTGCTCAGGTATTGGTCGCTGCCCAGTTCGCGAACGTAGCGCAGTTGCGCGGACTCGTGGCCGATTTGCGCGAGAAACGCAGCGACGCGTTTGGGGCTGGCGATCTCAAATCTGGCGATGGCGGTGTTCAGCCCGGACAAAAAAAGGCCCGCTCTTGAGCGGGCTGCGGGCAACACTTGAATAAGCTGCGAAAGTGTTATCGACACTGACATGCGCTCGACTCTTCGGAAAATGTTTGAAATAGGTCGGCCCCGCAGCACTCCAGTTCAGAGCGAAGGGTGTGACGGAGCAGAAAAAGAAAAGGTCTCGATCAAATTCAAGGCATTGAAACGGTTGCAAGGCTTCCTCGCATTAAAAGGGTCGCCCACACAGGCACGACCCTTTTGTTACCCCCGTTGATGACGCGGGGCGATCAGAACTCCCAACCGATATGACCATAGGTCGGGTACGGATCTGTGCCGTTATGCTCTGGGCTCGCGTTGTTGGGGTAGTAGATTTTCCGTCGACGGATTGTCGGCGTGTACCCAAAGCGAGCCCAAACAGGAACTTCCTGTACGACTGCCAAGCTGCCATTTGGCTGCAACCGCAGAGTTGCGCCCGGATTGCCGCCAGTGCCCGAATTCCAGAGCGGAACATTATTCGCCGCATACACCACAAAATTGCCATCCGCCTGGAACACCGCACGGACCGCGCCCTTGTTCTGGGTATAACTGGCCCATCGAACGCTCCAGTTCGGACCGTAGTTCACAACGTTCCCGTCACCCTGGAAGATCAATGCACCATCACCGGCGAAGTACGGGACGCCCATAACCAACTCCGTTGGACCGCCAAAAAGGAATGCGGTACCACCCGGATCAAGCGGAATAGACGGAGTGCCGTTCCAGATGGCTCGAGAGTCGACAATCACGATGTTTCCATCGTCCTGAACTTGCAGAAAGTTTCGGTACGCGGCAGCACCAACGCTGTCAGGCGGGGTGCTGTTTACTGTACTCCAAATGCGAACATGCACATGGTCCGACAGAACCCCAGACTCGAACACGTAGAACGAGTTCGGTACCTTTGCGACCGGGTTCGATAAGGTGCTGGAGTATGGAGTGTTGGAATCGGCAACCCATACGGCAGTGCCGTTGTCATAGAGCACCAAGTTCATATCGGTCTGAAGGATCAGTTTGAAGCGCTTATTTGGCGACTCCAAATACTGGCCTGGGCTCATTGAGTTACGAGGAGGTAGCACCGGGCTGCCGTTGTTTGTGAATTGAACGCGAGGTGGTCCTTCTGGTCCTGCCATTTTTGTCACCTATGAGTCGAATGATTAGTCGCGGAGAAATCCGCTGTCATGTCGCTCAATGGCGATCGCTCAAGGCTCGAGGCCTTCACATGATTCAACGTCCCACATCGGACACACTTGATCTGGAGCTCTGTAACCCCACCCACACGGGCGAGAAGTCTTTTGCAGTGACCGCACCTGAATTCTTTCAACATCTGCAAATTCCTTTTGCTGGCATCCCCCGTCCATGGGCGGCAAACCCGCGCGAAAGTACACGGGTGAAAGGCGTCAATGGCTCGGCCTACTCTGCGGCAGACAACCCACTCGCATTGATCGTGCATCGATAGCTGTCTTTGCGCTTGCCACTGGCGGTCACGGTATTGATCGACCAACGCCCCTGCATGAAGCCTGGCCACGATTCATCCAACAGCAACAGACCTTCAGCAGCGAACAACGGGTTTCCGGGGCAAATCACATCGATCTGCATCCCTTCGCGGCCCACCCGGCGCATTTCACCCTCGGCGGCAGCACGGGCTTCCGCTTCATTCTGGTAACGCTGCACGACCTGTTTGAAAGGCTCGATACCGACCCGCACGACGCGCTTTTGACCGGCCGATGCGTCCCACCAGGAGGCTTGTGCACCGGAGTATTTGGCGCGGCTGCCTTCAGTAAACTTGGCGCTGATAAACGCGCGCTCGCCCGGACGATTGTCGCGTGTCAGCGACAGTCGCACGTCCGGCAGGGCCTTGCCCGACAGCGAGGTGAGCTGACCTTTTCGGCCCAGCACATAGAGTTCGTCGACCGGTTTGGCAACTGCGTCGAAACGTTTGGCCAACCTCGTCAGGAAGGCCATGTCACTTTCGTTGGTCTGGTCAATGTGGGTGATCTGTTGGCCCTCAAGGTCTGTCGCCACCCGCGGTGAATAACCGTAGCGCACCGTCAATCGGCGGAACAATGCACCCAATGTAATCGGCCCGTGACTGGCGGTACGTCGTTGTTTAAACCCGTCTTGGTCAAACGGTGCCGCCGTGGCCTCCAGCACCAGGCGCATCGGAAACAGCGACGGCGTGCGCTTAGTGATCTTGAACTGCCCCTTGTCCACCAGGCCGGACTCCAGGTAGCCCACGCGCAAGCCGATTTTCCCTCCCAGGTCGGGTAACCCCTCAAGCCCCTCTATATCGAGGGTCAACTTGAGATGATCCGAGACGAAACCGGCCGCATCGGTATGCTCCCACTCCAATAGTCGCTCATTGAGCAGCGCGGCATTGGCCCCGTAGATCTCCACCACCGGCGTATATCCAAGTGTCATGGTCGCTCCTTAATCCCAGGCCGAGATTGGCTTCGTCGCGACGGGTTGCCTGCCCAGTTCAGGCACGATCACACTGATACCTGCCGGCAATACTGCACCCTGCTCAGCCAACGTCGGATTCAACAGCCACAGCATTTCCTCGGCGGCATCGTCACAGCGACCGAGCTCGCGATACAGCAGCAGGTTCACCGAATCACCGGCAATACTTCGAACCCTACGCATTGACGAACTCCTCCAGTACCAGCGACCAATGAATGACCATCGCAGTGCCATCGTCGATCACATTGGATTGTTTTTCGGTCACCGACTTGATGGTCCACAGCCCCCAACTGAGACCCACGCCATCAACCAAAGGCAACGGCGCACGAAGGGCTTGCAGTACGCGTAGCTCATCCAGCCGCGTCATACCCGTTGCACGTGCGGCCTTGCCGCCGAAGGTCAGCGTTTCGAGCCCCTGGCCAACCTGGCTGGACTTGGGTTTACCGGCAACGATAGGCAGCCCTACCCAGCCGCCAGTGCTGGCGCGGTCCAGGGTGTCGTAGGCGAACCCACGGGACAGCCCGAAAATAAACGTGCCCAATGCCATCTGTTGTCGCATCACACCCCTCCAATATCGGTCAGTGCCGCATCACGTCGCGACCCCAGCAAGTCATTCATCGACAGCGGCGAAAATTGCGCTTCGATCTGGTGCACCACCAACTCTGCCAACTGTTGATGGCTGGCCGGTTCTGGCGCATTGATGGTGATTTGCGGGGCAAAGTTGATTTGACGGTTATCGGCTTGAGCGCTGTTCAGGTTTTTGCTGACGTCTGCGGGCGCAGGCAAGCGATCACTTGGCCCAAACAATTTGTCCCCCAGCCAACTCCCCGCTTCACTGCCCAGCAAGCCTCCAATCGCACCGCCGACCGCCGTTCCGACACCGGGGAAAATCATCGTGCCGATGGCCGCACCGGCAGACGCTCCCGCCCAGGCGCCACCGGCAGTACTGAGCCCGGCGCCGACGGCTTTAGCGTCACCGTTGCGCACGCCCTGGACCACGTCGATGGCGGTGTCGACATACTTCAGTGGGCCAAGGCGGCGGGCGGCGGCCGACTCGAGACGCGTCAGGGTGCCGATGGCGGAACCGGCAGACGCGCCCATCAATGCGCCACCGGCAGTACCGAGGCCGGCGCCGACGGCTTTAGCGCCACCGTTGCGTATGCCCTGGACACCCTCGATGGCGGTATCGACAACCTTAAGCGGGCCGAGGCGACCGGCTGTGGTCGATTCCGGTTTGGCTAATACCCCCAACAACCCGGCCACCTGGCCGTTGGCTGCGCGACGGGCTGTCGGGCGTGCCGTCGAGGGCGCTGCGTAGGAGGCAAATGTGTTGCCCGGCAGACGGGTCGAGCCCTGGCTCGCCAGTTTGCTGTCGAACCCACGCAACGGCTGGCCCATGACGTTGAGCGGCTGTGAGACCGGCGCTGAGAGGCCAGTACGTTGTGACTTGAGATCGGTCTGCTTTCTGACGACGCTGGTCTTGATCGACCGTGAAGTTGCCTGGCGGGTCTTGTAACGCTTGCCGCGTGGCCCCTTCGCATTAGCCTTGGCGCTTGGCTTGCCTTTGCCGCTGTCCTTGTCCCTGGCGGTTTCGCCGACACGTTCAGGCAACTGAGCGGTCGCTGAATCCAGCGGGCCGCGGATCCCGGCAGGCAGAGCGCCCGTACAGCAGCACTCCTTGCCTGCGTTGCTGCCCTTGCCCTTATCGTCCTTCTTGAGCCACTTGGCAGCGGTTGGAAACTTGTCAGCCACGGCATCAAGCGCCTTGTCCGAAACCCGTTCCTTGGCTTTATCCCACAAGCTGGTGAGCAGTTCTTTGCCGACAAACTTACCGGCATCCGTTGCGCCTTGCAGGCCTTTGTCCACCCAGGAGGTCGAAGCCGGAGCGGGTTCTTTCGGCTGACTTTTGGCAGGCTCGCCACTGACCTCAACCGTCTTGGTTGCCAGCGTATTACCGGTAATGAACAACGTGCGGGTGAGCGTTTCCAACGCCTCGCGCAGCTGCACTTGCTCCAACGTCAAAGCGTTGATATCCACACTGACGGTCACCAGCGCCGAGGCGAGCACCGACTGCGGATCCTGTTGTGGCCGCGATGCCGCATCCAGGCTTGCTGGCGCTGCAAGGCTGGCGGAAAACGGTGCCAGCACACTGCCAAGGTCCGCGTCGTCAAGCAGCCAGCGTTTGTCTTCCTGGGCGAGCCTCATCCCAGATTGAGTCTCTTGCATCCCGCTTACTCCTGTTTAACGCCAAGGCGGGTGATCGCGATGTCGTAGCGGCGCAATGCTTTGCCGGCGTCCCAGTCGAGGATCTCCGCCTCATTGACCGAGTAGATCAGCGGCACCACATCGAGGATCACTTCGATGTCGCGCTCCGAAAGAAGTCCGCCGGTTGATTTAAAAAATCGTCGATGCGCTCCTGCAATTCCGTCCAGTCGGGCACGGTCAGGTTGGCAAGATCCGGGATCATCAGGCCGGTGCAATGAGCGGTGATGAACTCGGCGCGCTCTTTGTTGGTGGCGAGTTTTTTCATCACCTTGGTGGCGCGCAGCGCCGGCATTTCCAGCGACAGCTCAGTCAGGGCGCGACCTGCGGCATCGAGTGGCAACAGCAGCTGGACGGGCTGGTCGTGGCTAGTTTTTTCGGGGGTTTTCAAGAAGAACGACGCAGGCTGCGTCGACATTTCGTGTACGTACTGCGCAATGCTTACGTAGTCCGGACGCTTGAGTTGGTCCAGTTCTTTTTCCGACAGGCCGGTGGCGAGTTTCGCCAGTTCGAAGAACTGATCGTCCTCGTCATCACCGGCCCGGGCCAGCGCGTCTTTTTGCGCGGCGTAGAACAGTGGCTTGAGTTGAATCTGCTCGATCGTCGCGCCGGTGTCGGCAGCGATCGGCGAGAGCAGCAGGTGCAAGGGTGGCATCCAGGCCATGGGGCTATTCCTTGGTGAAGTAGGGGGCGAGCAGGCCCGCCCCTTTGGGTTTAAGGCATCAGCACGGCGCGGCGGGCGTCGCCGAGAATATCGACGCCGTTGAGCACGAACTTCTGGGTGCGTACGTCGATGTCGATCACCGGGATGCCGTTTTCCAGGCGGTTGTAGGTGCGGCAGGACAGTTCCAGGGTGGTGGTGGGCTTCTCACCCATTTTCAGCGCAGTCTCGGCCAGGCTTTTCAGCTTGCCGCCGACGGTGTGATAGGTGAAGTAAGTCTTGCCATCCTGATCCTGGCCGGCTTCGCGCACGTTCAGCAGAATGTCGTCGCCCAGGCGCACACCCAGGGCCAGCATGACTTCCGGGCCTGCACCTTGCAGCTCCAACGTGGCGTTGAGCACTTTGGCGCTCTTGGCCATTTCCTCGGCGATGAATCGCCCGCCGGTCATAGGCTCCATATCGAAATCAATCTTCGGCGGCGTGAAGGAGTTGACCGTCGCGGACAACGGCAGGCCTTGAAGGGTGGCCGCAATGGCCTGTCTTACACGGTTGGTAAACATTAGAGAACGTCCTCCAGGAACTGCTCGATGATTTCATCGCGGGCGTTGAGTTGATAAATCATGTGTTCGTTCGGCGCGTAGCGGCCGTAGTCGATGACGATGAACCAGGTGCCGTTCTTGTACTTCTCGACACTGTTGAGTTCCGGGTGCAGGTAAACGCTGCCGCCAGGGATGGTTTCGTCGGCGACCAGGGTCTGCAGCCAGTCGTTGATGCGCTTGACCTCCTGGTCCATGAAGGACTTGGTGAGGTTCTTGGCCATGGCTTTCTGGCCGGCCTTGACCAGCTTGCGGCTGATGGCATCTTCCAGGCCGACGTAGCTGATGAACTTGCCGGTAATGGAACGGTTACCCAGCAGCGAGAAACCGCCGAGGATAGTGCGGGCGTAGTAGCTCACGCCGTAACGGTTGAGCAGGTCGCCTTCGGTGGAGGTATCGAGGATGTTGTACTCGACCACGCGGGAAACGTCTTCGGCGAAGGTCACCTGGTTACCCGGGCTTTCCCATTGCTTGACCTTGGCCAATGCGGCAATGGCCAGGGACGATGGCGACAGGAACACGTTTTTCTTCGCGGCCTTGGAGTACACCGACGGCATGTTGTGTACCAGCAGGCAACGGTCGAAGCCGAGGTCGGCACCGCCCAGTTCGCCGCTATAGGTCACTTGGTCGGCGACGGACGCATCCTTGCCATCCAGCACCACGCGGGCCTTGATGCGTTTGCCGAAGGCGGCGAACTCACCAGCCACGGCCTTGGTGCCGGTAAAGCCAGGCGCGCCGATGATGGTCAGGTCTTCCGGCACGCTGCTCAGGGCCGCCAGGCCCAGCTTGCGACCGGTGATGGGGTCGTTGCCGCCGATCACATTGTTGACGGTGTCGGCCGGGGTTGCGCCCTCCTCCACGATCACCACATAGACCGGCACCTTCACCACCTTGAGGATCTGGTACACCGCGTGAAACAACGTGCCCGACTCAGTACCGGTAGGGTCCAGCAGCGCCTGAGTGGTAAAGCTGTTGATACGGAACGGGGCGTTTTTCGGGATCGACGCATGGGCGTTCGGCGCGGTGCCGACCAGACCGATAACGTTATCGCCCAGGCCACCCATGGCCTCGGGGGATTCGGTGGCATTCACGGTGATGCCGTTATGCTCGAAGTTCAAAACCTCAGCCATGATTAGTCAGCCTTCTTGGGGGTGGAGTTAAGGACGCTGGTCAGTTCCAGGCGGCCGGCGGTGCGCAGGGCGGATGCTTCGACGTCGAGCAGTTCCAGCTCCTCGCCGACGGTGGACCAATGGCCACCTCCGGTGGGGAACGGGATGAGGACGGTGTAGGTTTGGCGGTTGTGCATAAGTGGAATTCTCCGGGTGAGAAACGCCAAAGCCCCTACGGAGAGGGGCTTTGGGCGGGCGTAAAAAAACCGCTTTCGCGGTGGGTTATTTCAGGAAGGTTGGCGACTCTGGCCATACAACTTTATAAGGGTCCCCTGAGCCTTGCGGAACATCACGCAATGCCTGCCGATAGAGCGATACCTCACTACGCTGGGTATCCGTGAGCGAGTTGTCTAAAGACAGCATTGCCTCGGTAGACGCCAACAGTTGTTGGCGCAAGGTGCGAATGGATGCCCACTCGGCAAGGGCAATAGACTCAGGATTGGGTTTATATTGAAAGCCCACGTCAATTATTTCGTCCAATTAGAATTCCACCTTATCAGTAAGCGACAGTTTCGATTTAAGACTTCCTACGGCAAACAGACCACCGATGCCTACTTGCATGGTGTCAACACGAATGGTGGTCACATAGATACTTGGAAACTTCAAACGCATGATCACGTTGCCATTTGTATCGGTGTAAATCCCTGGAGACATGTTCCCGAAAACAGCTTTATTCAAGACAGCACGCTGAGGTGAATAGCAATAACCTACAATAGTTTCGTCCACGATACTAGCGCTGCCGTAGCTATAGCCACGAATGTTGAACCAGAACATTTGATCGTGAGTATTGATATTCACAGGTAGTTTAAAGTGCATATAAACGTTTTCTGACGTTCCGAGATCAACGTCAGAGAAACCGCCGGATGCGCCGGTATTTTGTGGACCACCAGTGCCCCAGACGCCACCTTGAAAGACGTTGAGCTGAACTGAACCGGAAGCGCCAACAACACCCACCATGTCTTTTTTACTGCGAAACTCATCAAACTCTGCACGGGCCGCATCCATGCGGCTGTCGATTTGGGAGATTTTCCCATTGACCGCAGTCGTCAAACTATCTGTTGCAGTGACCAAATCACCAATTTTCTGCTCAATACCCATACTGAACCTCTGAACTATCAAAATGCCAAGAATTACTCATGCAAAACAACTCTTTTGAATTATCGCTGCGCCTTACGCTCCAGCGCCATCACACGAAATAACACGCCTAAATGCCTAACCATGTTATTAACGTTAGCGGTGGCAACAGTCGCCAGCTCTTCAGCCATTAACAAATTAAGACTGTTACCGCCCACCACAATCGTCACGCTATCCGCCGGCAACGGCGAAATATCCAGCGTGAACTTTTGCAACACCCGCGCCGCCGCCGCTTTATACGTCAGCAACTTCCCCGCCACCGAATACACCGCCAGCAAGGTCCCGCTGGCGAGGTAGAAACCGAACTCGCCAATTTCATACTCCGCCTCGCCATCGAACAGCGCGGCCATCCTGAGTTGGCGGTCGCCGAGGTCTTCGTAATCGACGATGGCAACCCGCTGACGTTCGTCCCGCAAGGCCACTTCGCTGCCGTCCGGGTTGTAGCGGCCGGTGCCGGCGCCGATGTGAGTGATTTCGCCTTTCAGGCCCTGGTTCTTTGCCTGCAGCACTTCATCCAAACCTTTGGAGGTGAAGCGCACCAGGCGCGTAATGTCATCTGTCATGGCTGCGCCCTGAGGTCGTAGTCGTTAATGGTGTAGTGCTGGGCAATCCCAGTACTGTTAAGCCGGGCGGCTAGCCCGAGTTCCGGTAGTACGCCTTCAAGCTGCAACTCACCATCACTCAAGGGTATGTGGGCTGCGCTGTTGAAGGAGACGGCACCGTGTAGCTTCACTTCGGGCAGCGCACCGGGCTGGCTGTCCTCGCCGATACTCAAGCCAGGATCTGCGGCAGCGGCGAGGCGCAAACCTGCTGCGGTTTCATGCACGATGGTGATCGTCGCCCGATCCCGCTCACTCTGCGCCGCATTGATGCGGCGGATCAGCCGGTTATGGTCACCGCTGGACCAACTGCGCCCGATGATCGCCTGGACGTCGAAGGTGTAAGGCACACCCAGCGGGCGCTGTTGATACCAGGCGCTGATGTTGGGGGTGAAACCCAGCGACTCCACCGCGTAGCTCAAGGCCTTGGGCGTGCCTGCCTGGCGTTGGATCTGCCAGGACAGGGCCACGGTGAGGCGTTTTTCGGTTTCGCTGGCGTCGGCATCCCACTCACTGACGCCACGGTCGGCCGCCAGGTAGGGCAGGAATTGGGTGGGGGTTTGCAGCGGGTTCATCAACGCCGGAAACGGCGGCATGACCCGGTCGAGCAACTGCCCGAACCCCAGGTCCAAGGCTTTTTCCAACGGCGAACTGTTGGCCGGCAGCAGGCTTGCTTTGGGTTCCTCACTCATAGCGTGCGCACCTCCACCTCAACCCCCGTGCAATACGGGGCCTGGAACGCGGTGCTGATAATCGGCTGCAAGGGTTCGAGGATTTGCAGTTGCGCCGCGCCCGCACTGTGGATGGCGTAGTCGATCCAGCTCGGGTCCACTCGCCCTTCCAGGCGATGGCAGGAGTCGGCATAGGTTTGCAGCAGCTTCTGAGCGGCAACTTGAGTGAGCCCGGAGTCAGGGCCGGCATTGATCTTGGCCACCACACGAATTTTGTAGGGTTGAATCTGTGCCCCCTGCACGCTGACCAGGTCTGTCTCCGGTCGTACATCGGGCCGTGCGAAATGGCGTCGCACACCGTCAAGCAGATCGGCGGATGGCGTGCCGTCACCTTCCCGCGAAAGCACCGTGACCATCACTTCACCCGGCGCGGTGCGGCGGGCGTTGCCGTCCTTGACCTGGGCGGCATAGCCGTCCGGGTCGAAGGTGTAGCTGACGGTCACCACGCCCGGCGTTGCACTTTGCACCTTCACCGCAGGGCGTTCACCCAGGGTGAAGACCTCGCGCCGATACTGCATCCGCGAGCCCGCCGCAGGAGCGTGGGGTGCCAGGTAGTAGCGCAGTCGAGCGTCGTCGTCCCTTTCCAGGGTCGGCGGCACCGGCGGGAAAGCCGCGGGGTCGCCCGGGTCGAGCACTTGGCGTTCCAGGCCCATGTCGGCCAGGCGGGCATCCAGGTTACTGCCGGTAGCCCACCATGCCAGCATCTGTTTGATGCGGGCGTTGTATTTGCGTTCGTGAGTCTGCAGGCGCACGCAAAACGCTTCCAGGGCCAGGGTCAGCAGCTCGCTTTCGTTGTCGAGGCTGACCTTGAGTTTGGCCGCGCTTTGCGGCGCTCGGGTGGCGACATAGTCGACGACAAACGCCTTGAATTCGGCCAGCAGCGGTTCGAACTCATCCACCGCAATGATGGCCGGCTCCGCCAGTTGGTTCTGGCCTGGGATCAGCATGCTCATGTCACGACCTCGAAGGTTTGTTGGCGGTTTTTCCAGGTGCCGGCGAACCGCAGCAGCAGGCCGGCGCCCTGGCGGGTGGCGACGATGACCTGGGGTTGAAAGTCGCCAATGCCGTTCTGGGTGTTGTAGAACGCCTGGGCAGCATGGCTTTGGGCGAGGATCAGCAAGTCATCGCCGAGGTTCTGGCCCAGCAGTTGCGGGATCATCGAGCCGTACAGCGGGCGCTTCTGACGAGTGCCCAGGGGGGTAGTCAGCGCTCGGGTGGCGCGCTGCACGAATTGCAGCCAGTCATCGACGGCTGCCCCGGTGTTGCGATCGATGCCGATCATGGGATGTCCTTATCACGGGCTGATGACCCGACCTTGGTGGTCCACCAACGGACCGCTGAAGTGCGCGCCGCCGGCATCCAGCACCAGGCGGGTACCACCGATTTGCAGGATGATGCCTTGGGCGTTGAGGGTCAGGCCGGCAGCGCCGACCTTGACGTCGACTTGCTCGCGCGAACCGCTGAACGTGGTGGGGCCGTTGACCCAGTTGAAGGTGTGGCTGGCGTCGTCGTAATCGCTTTGGGTGCCGTCTTGATGGCGCCGCCGGGTCAATGTCGCCAGGCTCGAAACCGGCGGGAAGCGATCACTGTTCAAACCGAACAAGGCCACGGACTGCCCGCCACCTTCACCGCCGCCATAGTTGAACAACAGGCATTGTTCGCCCACGGACGGGATACGGGTCTCGGTCTGCGTACCGGCGCTGGGGTTGAAAAAGCGGATGGCCGGGGTGAGCAATTCACCGTGGCTGACCTTGCAGGTATGACTGGCAGCGTCGACCTCCTGGCACACGCCGATGCGACAGAAGCTTTCGGCGCGACGATAAAGGTCTTCGAGCTGGGCTTCCATTTCCGCCAGGCGCTCGACAATCGGCCCCAGTTGCATGCGTAACAGTGCGTCGAACATGGGCTACTCCGACAGGGGTTTGTATTGAGCGGGGTCGTCGATGTTCGTGACGTCCCAGGTGCAGGCAAACAGCGGCTGGCCTGTGGGATCGTTGAGCAACACAGGCCCGATATAGAGGGTTTGGGTGAAAGAAACCGTCCAGGTGTCATAGTCCATCCCTGCGCCAGCCCGCAGCGTGGGAGCAGCGACGATATTCGTCGGCAGATCACACTGTGGTTGGGGCAGGTTCCAGCGGTTATCCAGCACCAAATCCATGAGCTGGCTGGCCAGGTCGCAGGCGTCAAACGGCAAGGCGCCTGGCGCGACCATGGCCTTGAGCGAAATCGCCAAGGCGTGCGCCTTGCGCCCTTCGCGGGAGCGGATGCCCGGGCCGTTGCCCTCGACCGTGATCATCACGCCGGTTTCGCCCCCTGTGCCCCGGAAGTCCTGATGACTGCCGACCTTCAAATTCGGGAACGCAGCGTGCAGCGCCTCGCCGATGGCCTGGGGCAGTTGAGATGGCTTTTCAATAAGCGTCATTTAAGTAGCGTCCTTGCAGCGGTTACTGCGGGTCCTGGCGGGAACTTTCATTGACCCCGATGCGCTTGGCTGCCCACCGTTCATAAAGGCCGATGGCAACATCGGCACCGGCCATGGCGGTCAAGCACCCAATGGCGCCGGCGGTCCAGATCGACATGCCGGCGGCGTAGCACAGCATCAGCGCCGAAACCCCGCACACCATGCAGGCTCCAGAGCGCAGGGCGAGTCGGCGGATCAGCGACCAACCACGGGCGCCCTCCTTGTCTGCCCGCCACATTTCGCCGGATACCCCGCCGATCACTGCCAATACGATGACCAGCCAGATAGGCATTTCCGCTAACGCTTGCTGTTCATTTGTCATGTCACGCCTCCTGGCTGAGCACTAGATAGTCCGTTTTTCATTTACACATGCTTCGATAGGTAGGCATTCCAAAAAGCCCGGTCGCCCGGGCTTTTCAGTAATGATGTCCTCGAACTTTCGGCGCTACTGGCGCGGTACGGTTCTTTCCTCAATGTTTTTCCGACCACGATCCCTGTCTGCCGGATAACTGCTTCTGGTGCTTTACGCTGCACACCCGGGTCAGTTGCCAACCCTCTGAACCGTTATTAGGCCGGTTCATCGCTGCCTGTTTTGTGCTTCCTGTCAAGAAAGCCGGTTGAGACTAAAGAGCGTCGGCATCCTTGCCGGTGTTGCCTGGCATCCCTGCCATCGCTTCGATGGCGTCCTTGCCGATGTTGCGTGCCTTCCTTGTCTTCCCTGGCAGCATCCGTGCCGCCTCCACCAAGCCTTGTTGGCTGGCTTGAGACAAAGAATATGCATGTATGCATATACAGTCAATGCGTAAATGCATTTATTTTTGCACTAAAAATGCGCATGTGCATTTTCGACCTTGTGGACAAAGGGTTTGGCGATTTTCTACGGGCGAAAAAAAGCCCGCACAATGGCGGGCTGTGTCTTACGCATGGGGGTTAACGGGCGTACATGCCCCACCAGAACACATGGCCGAGGATGCTGATCTGCTCATCCTGGATATCCTGGAAGCTGTAGTCCTCGTCCGGGTGCTCATCACGGTTGAAACTGCGCAGGCGAATCCCGGAAGGCAGGCGGTAGAGCTGCTTCACACGCAACTGGCCATTGTGATTGATGGCATACAGGTCGCCATCGACGATATCGCCAATGCCACTCTTGCCCGCATTCACCCCCACCGTGGCGCCGTCGCGCAGCACCGGCAACATGCTGTTGCCACGTACCGTCACACACTTGGCCTGGTCGAACTGCACACCGTTATGTCGCAGGCTGCGCTTGCCGAAACGCAGGCTGGCCTTCTCGCTTTCCTCGATGACGAATCTTCCTGATCCAGCAGCCAATTCAACCTCGCGCAGAAAGGGGATCGACACCTCGTCATCATTAACGGGCGTGTCGTCATCCCACAGGCTTATGTCCTTGAGTTCCGAATGCATCGGGTCGCGCCCTTCATCCCGCTGCGCACCCACTGCCGCGCGCCCGCGCAGGTAATCGGTGCCCACGCGAAAGTACTCGGCGATGCGGGAAATGTGCTTGTCCGACGGGTCAACGATCTTGCCGCTGAGGATCCGGGACAACGTGGATTGAGGCACGCCGGTACGCCGGTGAAGCTCCGTAGGGGAGATCCGGTCACGGTCCAGCAGCTCTCTTAAGACGATAGAAACGTTGCGTTTTTGCAT